GAATGAAAAAATTTCTGTTAACTTGTTTTGAGAGAATTTAGCCATCGCTGGTCCAGAAACACTCAATAAGTTATCGTCTCCTAAAAATATAGCTTTAACATGTAATGAAAAATCAAGAAGCGAAGCCAATCTACCATCATTTGCTTTTACCCAGGCCATTCTAAATAACGTCATATTATAAAGACAATTAATTATCGTGGTCCAAGGGTGCCCTGACGGTAACGACTGGCACCACTGTATGAGTTTGTTACCAACAACATGAGTTGATTCATACACATGCCTCCAAAGTTCTTGACGTATATTCGTAAATTCTACGTCAGAAAACTGAGAGATCACTATATCACCTATTTCTTTCAAAACTTGACGAGCTTCATGAGCATCAAACGCTTTAAAATCACCAGCTATTTTGTCTACAGCTTCAAGTCCATTTGGAGACAAATATTGAGCAAGAGTGTGCCACTCTTCAGAATACACATTTATACCAACTGCAACTTCATTGAATATACGATTTTGCATAATATGAGCTGACATACTGCCAAAATACTTCTTGAACAATACGTAATATTCAATATTGGAACCAGCAAAGTACCGAGTAGAACCTGAATTAACCTTTTCTATTGGTCTCCTCTCATCTTTGAGATTACCAGTGTAATAAAAGGTTTCTCGCAAACCGTTCAACATGTTTTGCTCTTTTTGTAGCACACTTCTCTCAAGATCCTCCCAATGGATCCCTTCAAGCGTTAAACCATCACCTGAGAAAAACCTTGTTTTACCAGGCTTTCCAGGAACTGGTTTTGTACACCACGGATACCCAGGACTCGTATTACGAGGAATCGAGTCAAGATAGGGAATATCAGGATCACCAAAAACCGCTTGATCGAGAGTAATACATCTCAAGTCAATTGACCGTGAACCAGATAACGCCTTGTTAACTGCTGAGGTCACACAAGCTGTAACAAGCTCCTGATCGTAGACAAGTTGAGGAGCATCATACTTAGCTAAAGCGACATGTAAAGGTTTAATAACTTCACCTTCTTTCTCAAATGGAACTAGATGAGCAGGTTTCGTTTTCGCAGGACCCCACTTACCATGGAGATCGGATCTCTTAATCTGAGTGCGAGTCTGCATAAACACCTTCGGATGCGCTTCACCGACAACCGTAAAGGTTTGAGTCGTGTCAAAGAAACTCTGACCCAACCAACTACCAATCATACTATCTGGGAAAACTGCGCACATAGATTTGTACGTTGTTCCCCAAGCTCCAAAACCCGCACAATGAATACCAAGAAAATAGGAATTGTCAGCCTTACAATCACCATAAAAGTAAGGAAGACCGCAATAGCCTCTATTCCCAGGCATTTTAGTCACAATTGACATGGGTACATCGTATGCTTTACCATTGTTATTGAATCGTTGTGTCAGCTCTATCTGTCCTTGCATGATCAATTCCGTACTAAAACCATTACGAAACGACATTACAGGAAAACCTCTTTTTGAACCGAGCATTGATTGTGTACATAAGAACTTCGAAATGTCCCTATGGGTTCTCACGTCACCGCAATATACAGCAACATACTCTTCATCTTGATAGAGAACATGATCTAAAATTTCTTTTGTGAGAACAAAGCTATCTTCCCGTTTCACAGAACGACAAGTTACTTTTCCCTCAAAAGATCTCGCTAAAATCTCGTCCCTAACATGTTTGTTAAAAACGAAAGCACGACCTTTTATAAAGAAACCTTGAGCTACAATATTCTGGCCCAATCTTAGTTCATAATAGTTTTGCAAGATAGCTTGTATAATGTTACGAGTATTTTCTCTGAGTACACCCATTTGAGCTTGAGGCATTGTATACTTATCCCAGAGAGTTTTTACCAATAGCATTGAAATAGAAATTGTAACAGCAGGGAATATAATAGCACTCAAATTGCTCTTAGTGAGGTACTTCAACAGGGGAGCGGCAGTATCACGTAGTTTGATAACTGCAGCCCCAATATACTGTACCACGCTTCTCTTAGCTTGACTACATAGCTCTACGAAATCAATTTCACCAATCAAGGGATCTTGAATATAAGAGTGTAATCTTTCTCTGATCTTCGTGAGTAAAAGGGCAAAGATCTTATCATCACATTCTGTTTCCAAAGTTAACACATAATTGTGCAAAACCTTTTCAAAACTTTTTCTATTGTCGCGAAGAGAGTGAAGATTTTTACAGGTTTCTTCATCCATATTGATAACATTACACAGATTCTTAAAATCTTCATAGTTATCAACAACCTTCCCCCCTATCGTTTCACAACAATAGGAAAGCTCCTCAGTAGACAAGTCACCCAAGAAATCTATTACTTCTCGTGTTGAATTGGCTCCCTTAAGATTTGCCTTAATGAAACCTATGAGAGCCTGACGTCTCTCTTGTTCAACACTCTGAAGCATAGCTTTTCTCTTATCATGGTATTTTGAAACGATAGCATCAATCAATTCCATAGTGGAAACATTTTCCTTAACGACTTGAAACCATTGTCCTTGTCGCTGAACATGTTGAGTCAAATAACAATCATGCAATTCCCAGAAATCAACTCCTCTAGCTTTTTCATAGTCCAATCGCCAAGTCAACCTATCCTCGCGCGTAACACCTTTAGGATCTTTCGCATACTTTTCCTTTACAAGTAAATTAACCTCGAAATCGAACCTACGCGAAACCGCTTCTGGATACTGGACAGATGACATCGCTGATTGTCTCGTAGATGTAACATTCGAAGTACATAAGATTAACTTACTATTAAAGAAAGTGTTTCCTTTGTTCTCCAAATGCGCCATGTTGAGACTATATGGACTATTATTCACCATATTAATCAACTCGGCTTTAACATTCTCCTTAGTCTCTAGATCTGTTTTTACTAAATCAAATTCATCAATGAACGTACAAAATTGACCGAAATATCCATCCCAATATGCTTGGCATGGATTGCGACTATATAAATATTCATTCATATTAGCGCCTATGTCATTCGGATTAGTTTCGGGCATCAATTGACCTAGTATGTTAGCTAAGAGAGGCCTTATCATAGTTGTTTTACCAATACCAGACTGTCCTGAGAACATCACACAAACAGGTTCTTGTCTAATTTTTGAAGATCCAACACCTCTTGAATTGAACATACATTCTAACTTTGAAAGCTCGCCAAATACCTTATTCATAAGATTATACACCGTTAAATATTCAGGCATTGACTTCACATTCATCATCAGAGCTTTAAATCTCACTTTAAGTGATACCAACTCTTCAAACTTAGAAGCAGTGTAAAAACCTTCGGAGTTGGACTTCATAACAAAATCCTGAGCATCTTCAATCCACGTCGAAAACCTTATATCTGGGTGCGAACAACCAAAAATTTGTAAAACTTGGCTTCCGACACCAAAATAATCCATAATAGGCTGAGCAGCAGATATAATCCACTTGGCGATAGCGGTCAAATCGCTTATTTCTCGCGAAAAACCAAGTGAAGAACCTAAGAAGTCTTTAAAACTCGAAAATGATTTCTTTGTATATCTCCCAGAAAAGAAGATGTACAAAATTTTCAACACGATAGAGAAATCAAAAACCTGGGCTTCCCACTCAAGTTCCGTGTCGAAAGCTTCCATAAAAGCATCTTTTTTCGACATAAAAATATCCAAATAGTCCTTAGGAAAAACTATTATTGCAACAGCAAACACCATACCCATAAGGGTGATGTTTTGAAAGCCATTAGCTCCAAATTCCAAACATATGGCTACGAACAAGCAAAAGCTCGCCCAGAAAAAGCACGCGTCTAGCTGGTCATCACTCGCTCCAAACGATTTCCAAATACTGATAAGAAACTTTTGCACATAATTGTAATGTGTGTCTCCTATCGCATTTTTCATAGAAGTAACGAGCGTAGCAACATCATTTGTGCTATCAATTATACTTGATATTTCTGGTGCCTTAGCCTTAAGAATATCTACAAACTCTTTCACTGACGCACACATAGATGAAACATCATTGAAAGTTTCTCCAATTCCAAACAAACCTGATTGTCCTTCCCAAAATTGTCTTGTCGCATGTTTCCACGTACGCATCCT